GATGCAAGACGCGCGAGACCTGCCGACTCAGGCTGGGATCGTATCTGTGAAACGCCGAACCAAGAAGGAGAAGGCTGATGAGTAAAGCAGTTCAAGTCGCCAACATGATGGCAAACAACCCCGAGACCACCGCCGCTGATGTGGCCAAGAAGTTCAAAGTCACAAAGCCCTACGCATACGCGCTCATGTCGGTCGCGCGCAAGCAGTACATCAACCGCCGCGATGAGGCGCTGGCCCAACCCAAGCAACGGCTGTCCGCACCCGCCCTCGACATGGTCAACCACCCGCCTCACTACACGGGCGGGGGCATCGAGACCATCGACTTCATCGAGGCCAAGGGCCTGAACTATCACCTTGGCAACGTGGTCAAGTACATCACCCGCGCAGACCACAAGGGTGATCGCCTAGAGAACCTGCGCAAAGCGCGCTGGTACCTCGACCGCGAGATCCAAAAGGCCAAGTAACCCCCGCCCTGCCAACCTAGCCTCCCACGCCTCAGTGGGACGCTAGGTTGATGCCAGTTCTTTAAAGGAGAAAGGTATGAGTAAGCCGGGCCCGCTGGTCAACATTGAACTGTCACGACGTATGGCGGCAGTGAAGGTCAGCAATTTTTACGGCTCCATCATCAGGGACGCCGAGAAGGAAATTGAGAGGCTGCATGGTCTTGTTGCAGCCGAGCGCGAGGCGTGTGCGAAGTTGTGTGATGAGATGGAGAGCCGCGCCGAAGGCACTGAATGCTGCAAGTGGCCGACTCCAGCCGATTGTGCCTACGCCATCCGCGCAAGAGGATAAATTTTATTAACCCAAGGAGAAAGCAATGTTGACAGGACTTGAACTCATGCTCAAGCGCATGGAGACACACCCCGAGGAATTCGTGGGCACGAACGGAGGTTGTTCCAAAGAGTGGTACAGCGTCATCTCGCCCGTCATTGACTACCTGACCGGCGAAGAAAAGAAAGCTCTTGAGCAGGGGCTGAAGACAGCATACCGAGACCACTTCAACGGGCAGGTGCTCAGGAAGCTGGCGGGTGAGCAAGTGCTCGACAAAGAGGCGGGTCTCGAAGACTACTATGGTGGGGCTGGATCTTTGTTTAAGCGCATCAACGACAATTCCAGCGACCTCCGCGCGATGATGAACCCTGCACGAACATCTCTTTATGGTGCCACCATACCGAGCGCGTTCGGTGCAGTACCGACCGGCAAGCAACAACAATACAACACCCTCGGGGAAAAATATGAGTGAACGCATGGACAACGCGCTGGCACTCGCGGACAAGTGCTGGGAGAAGGCGTATGCTGTTGCGCCTGAGTTCGTGGAGCGCTACCTTGAACTGGCAGAAGAACTGCTGACCAAGAAGCAGTTGGTCACGGGCGATGAGTTCAGAGAGTATTGCTACAAGAACGGCCTTCACCGCCCCGCTACGCTGCATCCGAACGTGTGGGTGTCCGGTGTGAGGTCACTGCACAGGGGCTTTGGCTGGATCGCTCCGGTAGCCAAGGTCGAGCCTGTGAAGGCGCACAACCACATGCCTTCTGTGACTCTGTGGCGTAGCATGATTTTTGGCGATGACTAGACGCGCAAGAGGAGAGAAGAAGTGAAGGGCAACGGCTACGAGCATCACTACAAGAACATTCCGCCCCCGAAAGATGGGATGGGTTATCAGCGTGGGCAGTTGACCTCTGTGCAGAGGAACAAAGCCAAGCTGGGGTTTAACTGTGATCACTGCGGACTTCCGTTTGAAACCTACGCTTGCTGGGCGAAACGAAACGCGCATCACTACTGCGGTCGAGCCTGTGCGTCTGCGGCGAAAGTGGTGCGTATCCCGAAGCCCTGCGTTGTTTGTGGGACCGAGATGCTGCTGACGCCAACCGATTACAGGCGCTTCTCCGCATGCTCTTACAAGTGTTCGCGCAAGCGCAGAGTGGTGAATAACGATAACCCTTACTCTTCCCCAGACTATGCAGCGGTTGCTGCCCGGTTGAAGAAGAACGCGGTGTGTACGGCTTGTGGAGCGACTAGTGGGCCTTGGGTCGTGCGAGGCGTGAAGACTTGGGTAGAGGATGGTCTCGCTTGCGCCAGTGGCGACGACGCGCATCTGATGTGCCGGGATTGCCACCTAAAGGCTGTTGCGCCTCTGGCGGCGCAGTCCACGTACATGACGGATCGGTTTAAATATTACAAACAGAAATCGGAAGGAGAGAAGGAATGCTTGCCATCGTCATCTTCCTGTTAGCCACCGCAGTCCTGATGCTTGTTACGATCCCGTTCGTGATGATGATCTTAGAGATTGATGAAAACTTCTGGGTGAACGTCCGCTTCTGGGCGGTGGTTGCAGCAGCATGGGCGGTTGTTTGGTTTGCGGTGAGCTATGGGGCCTAGACAAAAACTCATCCGCGAAATCCTGCGCGCCAACGACAATGGTCTGACCGTCGAACAACTATCGCAGGCAGCAGATGTTGGCCTTTCACGTGCCTACAGGATCATCAACGAAATGCCTGACGCATACATCGACCGATGGATTAAAAAAGGACACACCACCACCGCCGTATGGTGCGTAGTCATCCCGCCCCCGCACTGCCCCAGACCTACAAGCCAGAGAAACAAATGACCAAACGTAAATGCAAGTGCCCCCCGGACAGCCCGTTTCACTGGCGCGATAATCCTCGCCCGTCGATCTTTGCAACCGATCCGCATCTGAAAGCCGCAGCAACGCTGTCGCACAACCAGACGATGGTGGTCGAGCGCGAACGCGATAAGGGCAGAGACATCAGCCACATCCCCGGCCTGTCTGCTAAGACCCATGCCGAGCGCATCATCAGCGTCAAGCAGTTCACCATCTTCACCCGCGCTGGACAGATCCTATGACGGACTACGAGAAGGACAATGAGCGCCCCCTCACCCAAGAGGAACTCAAGGCATGGTGGCCCTTCACCCGGCTTGACCCCAAGCGCTTTCCCAAGACCCAACACGAGCCTGAGAAGTTTGAGGAGGCACCGTTTTGATTTTGTCCCAAGGAAAATTGGCTGATGGTTTAGTAGATGAACTACTTGAAACCATCCACAGGTACGACGAGACGCTGTACATGTCAACAGTCATTGGCGTGTTGGAGTTGGTCAAGCAACAACTGATTCAGGAAAGCCTTAACAAAGAGGATGACGAAGAATGAATCTCATCACTCTGGACTTTGAGACGTTCTACGACAACAAGATCAAGCTGGGCTTCAAGTACCAGACGACCGAAGAGTACGTGCGCGATCCGAAGTTTGAAGTCATAGGCGTTGGCGTTCAGGTTGACGACGGCCAGCCAGTCTGGTTCTCGGGGACGCACGAGCAGATCAAGGTCTGGTTCAATCAATTCGATTGGGCCAACTCCGCAGTCCTGTGCCACAACACGCTGTTCGATGGATGCATTCTTAGCTGGTGCTTTGACATCAAACCCGCGTTCCTGCTCGACACCCTGAGCATGGCAAGAGCACTGCATGGCGTTGAGGCTGGCGGGTCGCTGGCTAAGTTGGCAGAGCGGTATCAGCTTGGCAAGAAGGGCGAGGAAGTGATTGCCGCCGAAGGCAAGCGCCGCGTTGACTTTGCGCCCGATGAATTGGCGCGGTACGGTGAGTACTGCAAGAACGACGTAGACCTCACGTTTAGGCTGTTCCAAGAACTGTCGAGCGCATTCCCGGAAGAAGAGTTTGATCTCATAGACATGACGCTGCGCATGTTCACCGAGCCGGTCTTTGAGGTTGATGATGCGCTCCTACAAAATCGCCTCACCGAAGTACAGCAGGAAAAGAGTGACCTGCTCAAGGGCTTGATGGAGAAACTCAAATGCGACACCGAAGAAGCTGTGCGCAAGAAGTTGGCGAGTAACAAACAGTTTGCCACCCTGCTGAAAGAAAACGGCATCGAGCCGCCCATGAAAGTCAGCAAGACCACCGGGAAAGACACCTATGCACTGGCTAAGAACGATGAAGGATTTCTGGCGCTCACTGAGCTTGAAGACCCATTCATCCAGCAGCTATGTTCAGTTCGACTGGGTACCAAGTCCACAATTGAAGAGTCAAGGATTGAAAGATTTATCGACATTGGCAAGCGTAACTCGGGTCTTCTTCCCATCCCACTCAAATACTACGGCGCACACACCGGGCGCTGGGCCGGGTTTGACAAGGTCAACTTCCAGAACCTTCCTAGCCGAGACAAGAAAAAGAAAGCTCTCAAGAACGCGGTGGTTGCGCCCGATGGTCACATCGTCATCAACTGCGACTCGTCTCAGATTGAAGCGCGTATCCTTGTCTGGCTGGCGGGGCAGGACGATGTCGTTGAGCAGTTTCGCAAGGGAGAGGATGTCTACTCCATCTTTGCCTCCGATGTATATGGTAGACCTGTCAGCAAAGCTGACCCCGTCGAACGGTTTGTTGGGAAAACCTGCATCTTGGGTCTCGGTTACGGGACTGGAGCGTTAAAACTTCAGCACACGCTCAAGACTACGCCGCCGGGCGCCGTCGTTGATGAGGAGGAGTCCAAGCGTATCGTGGGCGTGTACCGCACCAAGAACCATGCGGTGATCGACCTGTGGCGCGAGGGCGATGAGGCCATTGCGACGATGGCTGATTGGGGGAACTCCAAGCCCTTCTACTACGGGCAGCACCACTGCCTCATCATCGAGAAGCAAGGTGTGCGCCTCCCCAATGGGTTGTACATTCGATACCCCGGACTGAAGTACGACACGTCGGAGGCCAAGGGTAAGTACGTTTACTTCAGCCGCAAGGGGCCTGTATCTTTGTGGGGTGGGACGCTGGTCGAGAACGTCGTGCAAGCCTTGGCGCGGATCGTCGTCGGGCAGCAGATGCTACAGATTCGCTCACGCTACCCGGTTAAGCTGACAGTGCATGACGCAGCGGTTGTCGTGGTTCCCGAGGCCGAGAAAGATGAGGCGCTTGCATATATCGTCGAGCGCATGTCCGAGCCTCCGGCGTGGGCTAGTGGTTTACCCGTATCTTGCGAAGCGAAGTTTGCGCAAAGCTACGGCGAGTGTTAAAATAAGTCAAATCTAATTGGACAAACTATGTGGTGGAAACGGATCGTCAGGTGCTGGCGGCACTTCTCTCGGGAGCGTAGCGAGATGGAAGTCTTGGTCAAAGAACTGCGCCAAGCCCAACTGAACAAGCTGGAAGCCCAGACCGCCCTTGACTACGCCACGGGCATTGTGCTGTACAACGACAACCGTATAACCCGACTGAAGCTGCGCATCAAAGAGTTAGACAAGGAAAACAAATGAGCTTCACTTGGTCATTTTCTTCCCTCAAAGAGTATGTGAACTGCCCCCGGCAGTACCACGAGGTCAAAGTTCTCAAGAACTACACCAAACGAGTGACGCGTGAGATGACGTTTGGGACGGAAGTACACAAATACTGTGAAGACTACGTGGGAGAGGGTAAACCCTTACCCAAGAACTATCTACACTTCAAGCCTGTGCTGGACGAACTGCTGGCGATCCCCGGCACCCGCTACCCCGAATACAGGATGGCTCTTGATGCCGAAGGGAAATCTTCTGCGTATGGCAGCGGATACTGGGTGCGGGGCATCGTGGACTTGCTGATTGTGGACGGCGATCAGGCCTACATCGTGGACTACAAGACTGGGAGCA